GAGTCCATAATAATATCAATATTAGTTCCGTCTTTTAGATTGTTTTGCTCTGATAGTTCTTTATTGTTAACATTGTATGTCTTAAAACTTTTGTCTCCGGATGCGGTTTGGTCGGTTAGTTGTACTATTACATAATGAAGATCTGCATAAGTGACTTCGTTCGCCTTTGAGGTTGATTTCCCGCCACCAGCGACAACGGCAGAGGTTTGCTCTCCTTTTGCTTTAATAGCAATAACGTAGTGTAGTAATTTAGATTTTCCACTTTCTTGCCCAAAACCACTCACCGCTTGTTTGATCGCACCATATTGGTTATAAAATTTAGAACTACCTTCTTTACCGTCTGCTGTTACAAAGTCTCCGGCGCCCATTCCGGTACCGGTTACATTACCTCCACACATTAAAGCACAAAAAGATTCAAAAAAAGCATCACCAGCGTATCCAGATATTTCTTTAAACATGTGGGTCATTAAATCAGCCATCATCATCGCTTGGACTAACGTGCGTGGCTTACTTTTGTTATCTTCGTACCACGTTTCATTAAAGAAAATGTTGTTTGTTAATTCGTCAAGTTCTTTTAATCGTTCTGCTATGGTGTTCTTTTTGAAAACTGATAAAATTAGTTCATTTTGAGAACCTAAGAATTTTGCTGCGTTTTGGTCCGAAGGTGCATTGTAGAACCTAGGTCTTGTTATTGTTTCTGGTTCGTATTTTTGTAATTTAGTAGCGTCGCCAACAGTGCCCTTTTTTGCTAAAGCACCCGGTTCAATATCAGCAAGTTTTTTGTAGTTTTTCCAAGGGCCTTGGTTTTGTTGTCTTATTTGGGTGGCTGTTTTGTTAATTTTGCCTTTTCCGGCGCCGTCATATGCGGCTCCGGCATCAACGTCTAAGTTTGTAAGATCCGAAGAGTCTCCATCTAAACCAGCAAATTTGTCTTTTATGAAATCTCGCCATTTCTTTGCTTTTTCAGGCTTTGTGCCGCTCTTGAAGCCGGCCTTGTCTGCTTTATCAGCGGGTTTATCTATACCTATTTGTTTAAAAAATTCTTTATCACCAACACTGTCGTCTGGAATCTCTCGAGATATTCTTACAGTCTTCTCCGCAATTACTTGTTCAATCAGTTTATCTAAATCACTTTTATCCATCTTACAGTTCCTCTAATAATTTCTTGATATCTAAACCTGCACAATCTATCTTACGACTCGTAAGATGATAATGACTAATGAAGCCCTCAAAACGACCCTCAGCACACTTCTTGCTCACTTTGGTGTTGGTGTTGCCTGAACGATCTAGAGGTGCTTGTAGTGGTATCCCAGTGCATTTATGAACGGCTTTCATAAGAGCCTTAAGTGCTTCAATTTGTACGGGATAAAAACCAAGGTGCTCTCTCAATTTCTTGCCGTGCACATAAGCATCATTAACAATAGGTCGTTCTCCATATTCTCGCTTGACATACCAATCTTGATATTTTGTGTAATAAGCATTGCTAATTTCAACACCAAGTGAGCGATCGTTCCAAGTCTTACCTCCTGCATGCCAAGCAACATCGTTCATATCCATAAACTGATATATTGTTCCATCGTTATCGATGGAAAAATGTACGCTGATGCCACGCTTCTGAAGGACTTTGTAGCAAGATTCTGCTGAAAGACAGACGTCCCAATGACAAACAAAGAACTTTGGATCGCGCTTCTTGCTCATTCTTTTAAATCCCTTTCGTAACTTCAAGCCGCCACCTTCAAAGAATAATTTTACCTTTGGCCACTCAATCGGAAAGTAATCTGAATTGTACACTATGAACGATTCAGAATTATCTTTATGGCTCATTGGTGCATGATCTTCAAGATTTGCAACTCTATCAGTGTAAATTCTTCTGTAAGTTGCTGGGCCACATAGGCCATCATCAACTAAGCCGTGATCCTTTTGGAATTTCTGTATCGCTGAGAGTAGTTTTTCATTAAACTTGTTACACCCAAACCACTCAGGTGTCCAACCAAGTTTTGCCGCCGATCCTTCGTTGTAAAATATTTTGTTTTCTATTGTCATTATAATACCTCGTCGGCCAACCCTTTTTCTATCGCCTCTGCGGCAGATAAATAAACATTAACCTTTCTATTAATTAGTGACTGAATTTGTCTTTTTGTCATTTGTGTTTCACTGGATAGGCATTGAATGTAATTGTCTTGTAATGATTTCATTTGCTCCATTTCGTTCTCAAGATTGTGAAGTTCTCCAATAGATCCTCCGTTAACTGAATGTATCATAACACGACAATGTTTACCCAGTTTTCTTTTGCCCTTGGTGCCTGCTGCTAGAAGCAAGGTGCCGGCTGACATAACTTTACCAAACCCAATCGTTTCAATATCACAAAATTGTTTGCAATAATTCATGACATCATAAACTCCAAACATTTCATCGGCTGATCCTCCATAGGTTGAAATATAAATTTTAATATCCTCAGGCTTTTCATCAGCGTCATCCTTTTGTTGTGACAATACTAAGAGTGCAGAAATTAAATCTGCCGCTTTTTCTTCATTTATTTCCCCGACCAGCATTATGCTTCTCTGTTCGGGTCCAGATTGTAAAGAATTAAGAAGATCAACGACACCATTATCGGTAGTTTCTTCTGATTCCTCTTCTTTTTCTTTATCTTTTTTGCTCAATTTTAACATGTTAACTCCCATTTTTCTCTTTTACAATTTTATTAATGTAATTTTCCATCTGTTCCCAATCTGAGAACTCTAGAATATTTTGATATGATGACGGGAAACTTACTAAATAATTTCTCATTATTGATTTTTTAACACTGTTTATGTTCATTTGGTCAATGTACTTTTGAGCAGTTATGTTTTGTTGTGATTTGTTTGCTTCCTCCATGGCGAGGTATTTAAGGTGCAAAACCTCTTGTAAACCTTCATCGCTAGCAAGCAACAATGCTGCGCAACTTGTTTGAGTTTGTTTTAACATAATAACAGAATAACCAATACTGGTGAAATAATTTATCACCAATGTAAATATCACCCCTATTGTAAAACAAAGTAAATATTCTAACATTTATCCTCCAAAAATAAAAAAGGAGAGGTACTCCTCTCCTTATTGTATCATATTATTAACTATTTGTCAATTTATTTTTTTTTATTAGTTTTTCTAGAACCAAGTGCCTCAGATAATTCAGCCTGCGCTCTTTTGGCACGTAAGAGTCGTTTAGCAACACGTCGTGCAACCTCCTCAACAATCTCTTTTTGCTCAGGAACATACTTAATTCCTTCAAGTGCCTCCATGATTTCATCTTCTTCGCCAACTGGTGGCATTTCTTCGTCACCACCCATGTCCAGATCTGGTTTGTCACCCATGTCCATGTCCATATCGCCGGGTCCCATGGCTGCTTCAAGTTTTTTACCTAAATCAATAATGGCTTGCGCTTCCTCGTCGGTGAGTTCCATTTCTTCTTCGCCACCCATGTCCATTTCTGGCTCTTCTTCTGGCATTTCTGCAGGAGGCTCTTCAGCGTCAGCCATGTCCGCTTCTTCTTCAGCGTACATACCCTCTTCCATCTTTTCTTCATCTTCTTTAGAATCCATGGCTTCTTCCACCTTTTCTTCTTCGTCATCGCGTTTCATCCCATAGTTCATTTCATTTACGGGCGAAAGGTTTGCCAACTGTGCGAATCTTCTTACTACTGTTTCGCTCAAAAGTTTTTTAGCCATAGTTAATCTCCTTAAGACTTTATTTCAAACTAAATAGACACTAAAAACAGAAAAATTCATAAAATATTAAATTTCTGGGTGTTCTTTTGCGATTATATCAAAGATGTCATCTAACTCACCATCACCAATGCCGAAATCATTTAATATTTCTTGTGATTTGTCATTATCTTTTTTAATCTGCTCTCTTTGTTTTACGCTTTGTTTGTTATTCTTTTCTTTGTAATGATCAATAAACATTTCCATAATTGGATCCTTGTCAACCACAGCCTGAACACATGCTCTGAGAATTTCTGACTGTGTTAAACTGTGGTGTTGCATTCTGATTTTGAATTTTGCATGCAAATTATCTTTTGCATAAAAGGTAAACTTCTTAGTATCTTTTGCATATTTATTAGGCATCGTTTTAACTAGTTTCCTGTTGAGCCAAAACCGCCTGAACCTCTATTCGAAATACAAATATTGTTATCGTAAAGTGTGTCAGTCATTATTTTGTTGGCTCTAAAGTGAACAACTGGTATCATTACCACTTGTGCTATTTTATCTCCGGAGTTAATTACTCTTTGGTGCTTGCTTACATTGTGTAGGTTGACCATCAATTCTCCATTGTATCCCGGGTCAATTACGCATGCTCCAACAATCAATTGCTTTTTTGCTGCCATCGACGATCTATTTTTAACTTCAAGCATAAACCCATGAGGCACCCCAAATTTAAGTCCAGTCTCAGCCACAATTGAATGTCCAGCAGGAATTGACAAACTTCGACGACCATCCGATGGACACCAGAACACATCTAAACCCGCGTCCGAGGGGTTTGCTCGGACGGGATCTAATGCGCTATCTCTTATTTTGAAATAGTCAATCAACATTATTTGTCTCCCTTAAGATTTTCATAAATATCAATGAGTGCCTCAATGTCGACATCGTTTTTAAGCAATCGATAAGCACGAACAGTTAAAGAAATATCTTCCTTTGTTAACCAACCACTATCAATGTAGTCTGCTTTGAGTTCACGCTTTTGTTCCTTGTAGGGCTCCATTGCATCTTCAAGCGCTTTCATTGATTTGATGTAATCAGCCATATGCTGTTCTTTTGTTTTAAATGCTGCTTCCTCGTATTCCTCTACGATAGCCACATTATTGTTGGTTACAAGTTCAAACTTCGTCATATTTTCCTCCTAGTTTTGATCTGATGTAAATACCCAAGATGGGTAGTGATGAAATCATGGCAAACAGAGCGTTCCATTCCCCATGACAGTTTATTAAATGTTCCATTGTTTCTCCCTCACTTTGGTAGAATTAGTACCTCTTCATTTTTTTTGTTTTGTTTTTTGGCGGTGCTTTTACCTTTAGTTGACCACTTTCTGTAGTTTTTCTTGATGTAAATGATATTTTTTGATTGAGCCCAATCAAACAGTATTTTGTTTTTAGTATGCCCTGAGATAAAAACATTACTTAATGCCCAATCGCAAGGTAAATCATCAATCCAGTCAAGTAAATCCTTTTCATCTTGTTCCGCCCACCCTCCATATTTAAAACCACTGGCCAAATATGGAGGGTCCATGTAAACAAAATCTTTTGCTGTTGGTTCCGTATCTTTGTAGGTGCCTGTCACAAAATGTAAATTTCTGTTTTTCATGACTTTTTGATGGTTCTTTAACTTCTTTTTCGCTCTAATTGAAAAATCTAGTGGGCCGATGGCTCCAGTTAAGTTGCCATCTTTCTTAACACTTACATTACTGTTTCGTCCATAAAGTGTTAACATCATATATGCACACGCTTTTGATAATCCACTTAATTTACCAGCATTGTAATCTAACATTAAAGAATTGTATCCCGCAATATTAAGTTGGTCTAAGTGCATATTCGGTACAACTTTGCCATGCCAAACACAAGTTCCAATATTAGGATCTTTAAGATACTCGGACCGAGGTTTCTTAGACGAATTAGTCATGTTGTATTTAACGATCATTGCCTCCAAAGTCGAGAGAAAATTTTCGTCCTGCAGATGTAAATACAAATTTTGTAAATGTGGGTTGTTATCTACGAAAGTCACATTTTTGTAATCAGTTGATAGACCAACCACACAAGAACCGGAAAACAAATCATACATTACTCCATTAAGTTTTTTAGGAAAATGAAATAAAATTTGATCAATTATTTTAGACTTATGTCCGATGTAATTCAATAAACTAAATACTTTATGGGTCATAATGTTTTGATACCTCTTTGAAAAATTCTTTTGTCCACATAACTGAATCTGATCTTACACACAGACAACCATTTGGAGTTTTAAATGTCGAACTAACCACGCTGGAGTTAGAAGACCTAATTCCCAACTTAACTCGTCGTTTGTATTCATTCAATATGGCTTCATAATCCTCCTTAAGTCTTGCAAACCATAGAGGGTCTGTGCCTTCAAAGATAAACGTTCCCTCAAATTTTTCACCATAACCTGAGTATGAGCACACCAAAACACGTTCAAGTTTTTTGTAACAAGAAGACTCTTCGTATGTGTTGTACTTTTTGCCTCTAGGTTGTATTGAGCCGATGTTAAGCACTGGATTTTTTGCAGGTAGGGTGTGTTTTTTGTCCACTTTTGTTAATTTTATTTCTGAGTGATTGGTGTCCGGTGTTGGGTCACCGTCACCTCTACCGCCTAGGAATTTTTCAAACTTTCTACCCTTTGAATGAGTATCATTTTTGCTACTGATTGCTCCTTTACCATAGTTATGAAGAATATCAAAGATATTAAAATTTCTATTAATCATTTCTCTGATAAGAGAATTGCATTGCTCTGTTGCTATTCTATCGGAACACTCAGGGTCTGGAATCCCTACCCTGCCTTTAAGTTGGGAGAAGATATTAGATCTGGCTTTTGCCACTTCCATTTGTTCACTGATTACTTTCAGTTCTTGTTGTTTTATTCTTGGCATGTTGTCCTCCTTGCCTTTAATATATTTATAACATAACTGGTTTTGTTAAACTTGTCAAGTTTTTATCCAATCATCATCCATTTTTTATCAGTCGCACCGTAAGTTGAAAATCCCCAAGTCTCGTTGTACTTTGGGTATTTAATTACATAAGGTTTGTTGAGATAAATAATATCACGCTCTGGGTTAACTCCCCAGCAACGAATTCTAGTAACCACTGAGTTTGAGTCGATCACGTCAATGGTATGAAACCACTTATTATTTTTGGTTTTCTTAGTGTTGATCTTAATTGGGATACACCAAGCAGCACCAAGATCTGGATCAAACTCCGACAAACAAGGAATTTTAAAATCATCTATGATTTTTAGCGATCTATCAGTCATAACCATGTTTATCGGATAAATACCAGTTAATGTTTGTGTGTTTTTAATTCTCTCTGAGGTTGAAAAGGAACCTTCTTTCTTGTATTTATCAATATTCTCAATTAATTTCTTTTTACTCTTAGGTTTGTCAACGACCACCGACGACCAGAAGTGCTTATCACCAAAGAACCTATCATCCATCAAATCACCCATTGCAGACGCTCTACAAAGGGCATCTAACGACTTCTTATTGAGTCTCCTTGCTACCACCCCACCATCAAACAAAAGGTGCTCTACGGACGTAAATGGACGCTTCTCGATAATCTCATCGATGGCAGCGGCACCCAGCCCTTTAATGGTTGTGAGCGGCGCAACTAAAGTTTGTTTATCTGTCGCTGACCACCGTCGACCGGAAGTATTAATATTTAAAGGTTTAATTGTGTAACCCCAAGATTTAGCAATATTAATCGCTGCTTCTTTACGAGACTCTGGTTCTTTATCCAAGAAAGCACAAGCCCACTCTGCGTTGTAATATGTAGCCAACCAAGCAGTCTGGTATGATATTAACGAATAGGCTACAGCATGGGATTTATTAAAGCCATAACCAGAGAAATATTCAAATTTCTGCCACATATCCATTGCAACATCGCGGGAGATATCTTTCTCTACACAACCACGAACAAACTTGGTCATAATCTCTTCTTTCTTTGCTTGTTTTGCGGCGTCCAGACCCTTTTTTGTTAACAACTTACGTAGAAGATTAGCATCGTCAAGAGAGATATCTGAACCGAGGCGATGAGCCAAAAGCGCAATCTGCTCTTGGAATATGAGAAACCCACTTGTTTCTCTTGTAAGTTCTTCGACAATTTCATTTTCATACTTTACTGATAAAGGGTCGTTAACAGCAGATACATATGCTTTGTCCACACCAGCAGAAAGAGGGCCGGGACGATAAATAGAAGTAATCGCAGAAATATCAATAATCGACTTCGGCTGGGCTCGTTTCGCCAAGTTTTGAGCGCCTTTCTCTGTGAACTGGAAAATACCCATCCACTTGCCGGCTTGGAATATGTTCTTATAAACTTCTTTATCATTTAAATTAACTACATCCGGATGAAGATTTTCATCATAATATTTTTTAACATCTTCAAAGGTTGGAGACTCGACACCGTGATGCCGCTGAAGAATACGCTCGATACATTCCTCCATCATCCTTAAGGTTGCAAGACCGAGAATATCAAACTTAATAAAACCCATGGGTTCAAGTTGTCTGACGTTTTGTCCCTCAGACCAAGGGGTTTGTCTAACTCCTTTGGAAGCAATGAGTGGCATGTATTTATCTAGTTCTTCTCCGATAACCACACCTCCGGCGTGACGTGAAGTGGAACGAATTTGTCCCATCAACCCTTCAACGTGAGACTTTACCTTTGGATACTTTAAGAAGAATGCTTGAAGGCTCTCCGAAAACTCGCAGACTTCTTCAAATGTGGGTGTGTACACTCCCGCACGGATTCCATGCTTCTTCTTTGCCAGAGGTGTGGCTTCATTCATCATTGTATTTGTGACTTTGTTTACTTCAGTAAAAGGAATATCATAGAATTTTGAAATGTCCTTAATTAAAGAGCGTAATTGTAAAGTGTTAAAATTTGAAATGGGAACTACAGTGTTGGAGCCCCACTCATTAATAAGAATTTCTTTAAGCACCATAGGGTCGGATACATCATAATCAATATCAGGATAATCCGTCGCGTCGGCGCGGAGAAAACGAGAGAATAGTAGGCCATACTTAATTGGATCCACTTGAGTAATACCCAAAACATAAGCAACAAGAGAACCTGCCGCAGAACCTCGACCGGGCCCCGATAATTGTATTTCATTTGTTTTATCCGTTATTGACTTCATGGTCAAGAAATATTTTGAGAACCCTCTGTCTGAGATGACTTTAAGTTCATGCTTGAGTCTGTTGGTGTAATCCATCCAATCGGACGACCCTTTCCGCACAGAACGTGATGCCAAAATTTTAAATAAACCCTCGAAGGATAATTGAGCCAAGTATTCTGCAGGGTGATGGCCAGCAGGTACGACGAAATCAGGCAAACGTACAGTATTATCAGGAAGAAACGACTCAATCCTTTCAAAAGCGATATTGACAGTCTCCAGCATTGAAGCAAGAACGATATCATCATCGTACTTGACATCGGTGGTGATAATGTTGCTATATCGTTTATAGTCTGCCCACATTTGTTCACCATTCTTCGGGTAAAGTTCGTAACCAATCTCATCAACATTTTCAGGTAATTCATCCGACATCCACTCCGGCTTCCCTTTGCCAAGCCAACCGATTTTCTTATATAGTTCTCTATCGTTCCAAGCGTCCGGGGATGGATAGTGAGAATCACAAGTAGATACCAATGGTATTCCAAATTCCTTATGCATTTGAATAACATATCGATTTAATTCATGCTGTTCGGGAACGGCGTTCCATTGTAACTCACCATACCAACGATCACCAAAGACATCAAGCATCTTTGTGGTCATATCTCGCATGGCTTGTTTAACAGCCCTCGGACCTTCTTCACGGTTCTCCCAATAGCATCCAGCATAGATACCACCAAGACAAGCAGAAAGCGCAATAATACCCTCATTATGCTTCTCTAACATATCAAAATCAATACGAGGTTTACGATAAAAGTTATCACCATGATATGATTCTGATACTAACTTGAAGATATTATTCAGGCCAGTTTGATTCATTGCAAGGAGCACGATGTGTCTCTTGCGATTTAGTTCTGATTTAGATGCAGATTTCGACTCTGCTTCATTCTCAACTGTGGTTCCTGAGCGGTCGTCGTCAATGTTTTTAGATTTATCTTTATCTGCCCTGTGTTCTTCGAGTTTAATCTTCCAGTCAGCAACAGACTCAATAAAATATGCTTCAACACCAAAGATAGGTTTGAAGTCTTTACCTTCATTTTTCATACGCTTGGCATGTAACACTTGGTAAGCCAAGCCATTCATATTCCCGTGGTCTGTAAGCGCTAGCGCTCGACTACCATTATTGTAAGCATAGTCCATATGCTCTTGTGGATATCCAAATCCATCGAAAGGGGATCCAACCCCAGAATGGGCGTGTAGCCCAACAAAGTCAATCTTATTCATGTGTCCTCCATGATTGTATTATAACATAATATAACGTGTTGTGTTTAATTTGTCAAGTTTATTTTGCTGCTAGTTGCAAATTTTCTGTCATTAGTTCTCGCATTTTGAAGAGACCGAGTTCTTTGTGTTTGCACTCAAGCATCACATCCATATCAAGCCCAAAGGTATCAATTGGAGTCCAGTAAGAGTCCGAGTGAGCGTTGGCTCTGATCTTTGGATCGTTGTGCTCTACGGAGCGTGACTGACTGTAGTGAACCACGGGGCGAACATCGCCCCACGTAGAGAGCGCCAATTCAACGGCATCCAGTTGAGACAAACCACCAGTACAGAAATGATGATGGTGGTAGTCATGTACAATGGGGATGCCTATCTTTTTGAATATACCATCGTACAACTCTTGGGTTGAATATAGCGACTCTTTGTCGTCGTTCTCTACAGTCAGTCGAGACCGTACAGCGTCTGATAATCTAGCGAAGTTCCGGCAAAAATTGCCAAGGGCCATAGGTTTATCATTGTAAGCGCCTCCAACATGAATGTTGATTTTGGCTTTTGGTGTGCGTGGTTGGCACAACAAGTCCATTAGTTTACCGTGGATCTCAAGATCACGGATGGTGTTTAACACCACTTGCTCGTTAGGAGAGCAAAGTTTGTTGAACGGACCGGGATGCGTTGTAAGACGCATACCATGTTCCTCTGCAAATAGTCCGCACTCAAATAAAATTTCTTCGATCTCGGCAAAGTCAGGTAGGTCTTCGAGTTGATACTCGGAAGCCCATGGAAAGATATCGGAGGACATACGGAAAAACGTAATGTCATTCTGCAAATTCCACTCAAGAATTTGTCGCAGATCTTTCACATTCTGTAGAGCGAGTTCTGATGCATAAGGCAGACCCTTCGCTTTGAATGTTCGCTTGATCATAGATCGGTTAGTTGTTATCTTGGGCTTTTGTGCACCAAGCGTCATGTTAATACAGGCATAGCCTAGTCGATAGTTAGTCATTGTGTCCTCCAATGTCTTTGTGTTATGTATATAATGTAACTGGTTGGAGGACGTTTGTCAAGTTTTTTCTACCACTTTTTACAAGACCAGTAACGAGCCTTTGTTTTTGGGCCCGGATTGTCGCAGTTATGACGCGCTCGGAATGATTTACGCGCTTTTGGGTTACCCTTACGAATCTTCATTGTTTTTTCTCCTTTAGCCTTAGCGGATGTGCCACCATGTCCAAAGTTTACTTTCTTAATGTTTCCAGTCTTAGGATCCTTGACGTAAACTTTAAACTTTTTTACATCTCCGCGCATTGGTTTATTGAGTGTGACTTTTCTTCCTTGATATTCTGCTTCCATAACCAAATCTGGGCATCCACAAGAAGCCTCCTGAAGCGTTTCGAATAGACAAGCCTCGCACACAAGGGTTCCATCTTCAAGTGTCGCCCCTTCAAACATTTCCAGAATCGATTCATCCCCCTCATACAATAGTCCTTTTCGCATATCTAACACCTCATTTTTCTTTTTAGCACCCTTTTTTCCCCAAGACTTCCCTTTACCTTTTTCTTTACAGGCACCGGGTGTTGGACGGCAAGAAGGGTATCTTTTTCTTTTTTCTCCACCAGATCGTCCACAAGATTTATAACCACCTTTGCCATCTGGTGCATTACAATCAACCCAACCTTTCTTTGAGCCTTTAGCCCCTTTGCGACCAAACCAGTCGCGAAGAGACGATTCTTTGCTAGATTCTGTTCCGGCTTTCTTACGCTTTTTTTCTTCCAATTCAACATCTTCATTTTTCTTTTTCGTTTTCTTTACGCAGTTTGGATACATTTTTCCAAACATTTTTTTCATGCCCTTCTTTTCATATCCGGGCCAGCATTTTTCCTGAAGTTGCATTGATTCGTTTTTATTTTTCGCCTTTGTTTTCTTTTTTTGTTGTTCAATAAACTTACGAAAAATAGCCGCTTCTTTTGACTTCCCAGCAGCCTTGGCTCGCTGTTCCATCGCAATGGCTGCTTGAGTTTTGTGAGCGTGTGATCGATTACTCTTTTTTATTTTGGCAACGCTTGAGCGAGCCTTTGTTTCATCTTTGAATCCTAGTCCGTGAATTGTACCTTTTGGGTCTTCGTCTGTATATAAGTCTGAGTGTTTGTCGCTTTTGGCAGGTTGCCCTTTTTTTCTAGGGACTCTTTTTTTTTGGATTCCTGTACACCATAGGTTTTACAAGGGTCCTGACCGCAGCCACAATTTTTCTTGCGCTCTTTAACGATCTCAACTTCTTTGCTGTCGTCAAGGATGTAATCTTTATCTTTGTGCTGTCCTACGTTCGGCATTGCATCCAGAGTCTTGACGATTTCTTCTTCCATTTCTTTCCCAAACTCTTTCAAGAATGGATCCATACCGGAAGCACCACCTTCATCACGAAGAACTTTCTCAATTCGCTTGGGATCGACGTGGGTATATCCTTTAGCAGCCATAGCCTTATGATCTTCTTCTTTTTTCGCTACGAATTTTTCGCCCGTCTTGGGGTTATACATATCGTGAGTCTCAAACTCTTCGCGAAGGGATTCTTCTTTCTTGGATTTATTGCCCCAATTAGCAGCACCAACCTTACGACACTTAACAAGAGCACCGGAAGCATACGCCGAAGGCCAAACATCGTAACGAGCCTTTACCTTGTGGTAACAGGCATCTTTCTTACCTTCTTCATCAAGCATTTCTTCTTCTAAAACTTCGTTAATAAGTTGAATCAGTTTTTCTTTTTTCATTTGTCACCCTTCATTCTCATCATGCGGTCTTCAGCATATTTTTCACGCATAGCAGCGAGACCATCATCCAACTTAATTAGTGCCCTTTCAAGCATTTTTTCCTGATTTTCAAGTCTTGTTGTGATATTTTCTTGGTGATACCGCATCATATCGGCTGCTCGTTGTTCATCTTCTTTTTGGTCTTTCCGTTGTTGCCAGTTCATCCAAAGCAAAGATGCAGTCCACAAACCTAATGGTCCATACTGGGCTAAGCCCTCAATTATCGCCTCCATTCATAATCCCTCCGAGTAATACTCTAATAATTAGGATCGGAACAGGCGTTCTTCCGCTTTATCAAAGAATTCCTCGTCTAGTTCACATCCGATGAATCCACGTTGCAAATTTTTGGCGGCGAGCAGCGTGGTCGCTGCGCCGGCGAAGGTGTCCAATACCACGTCTCCCGGGTTGCTATGCTTCTCAATCAATTGGTGCATGAGCATGAGGGGCTTCTGTGTTGGGTGAAACCTACCTTTTTCGTGACAAATAGGCATTTGATAAATACCATTATCATATTCCGAGTGAAACGTGGGTTTGCTGACTTTTACGCCGAGAAGGGCAACTTCTCTGGAGTTCGTAAGATAATTGCGTTTCGAATTAAGCGGTACTGGGTTTGTCTTGAGCCACTCAATGAATCTGATTTGTTTAAATCCGGCTTCTTCCATTATACGCTTTACATCTGTTATTTTCCAAAGATCACAAAAGACGATAGCAGTACCATGTTTCTTTAATACACGATAATATTCAAAAACAGAATCTCGCAAATCTTTCAGAGAAAAATTTTCGGCTTTGTCCCATTCTCCATGTTCCGTCGACACAGCAAAACGCTTCTCTCCGTTCTTGACACTCTTAAAGCCCGAAGGTTTGCTTATGATGTAAGGTGGGTCCGTTAGGACCAAATCTACCGATTCTTTTTCCATCTTAAACATCAACGAAAGAGAATCAGTCCATTCAAAGTCTTGGATCTCTCCTCGCAACATACGTAATATCTCCTTGTGCTCTTCCTCGGAAAAGAACTCCGTACCATCAGTAAAGCAGTCTGGTTTTTCAAATCCTATTTTCTTCATTTCTGTTTCCCATTCAATTCCATGGCCATCAATGTTCATGCCATACTCCTCATAAACAACGTGATGACACATCTCATGCAACAAGACGCCAAGCATCTGTCTCTCTGAGAGGCCTTGATTGTTTGCCAGCATGATGCTGTTGCACCCCAATTCGTCATGACGATAATTTCCTAGCATATCATCATCCATCTCGCTCAAAAATACGGGCACCGACCTGTAGCGTTTGCCCCAATACTTTCTCATAAAATAATCAAAAGCGTAATTCCATATATAATTCATTTGTCCTCCGTTTTATTATAAACTAACATGTTAGTGATTACTTGTCAAGTTGGAAACTCGAGTTTTTGTATCATTTCTTCACTAACTATTAATTTCATCGCACCAAACAAAGCAATGTACCACCTAGTTTTGTTCAAAGATTCCTCTTGAAAAACTGTCATAACTTGAGTGCCAATGATAATGCCCACTTTGTTATTCATAGTTAAAACATTATTGTTTAAAAAAATAATAAGATCCCCTATTTCATATTCGTTCTCTGGGGACACTACTCTGGGTGTCCCACAAGTCTGTGTATCTCTCCATACCAAACATCTAATTCATGACCACATTTTAGTTTTATCCTACAATCATAGATTTCTGTTTTTTTCTTTTGCGTGTACACCTCTACAACAAGTGCTATTTCTCCACAATGAACATAATTTCTCGCAAACTCTATGGAGTGTAATAGGATAACCAAATCACCTACTTCATAATCAGTTAGAAAGGTAGAAGATGAGATCACTCAAGTTTCACCCAAGGTGGTTTTATTCTGGTTCAGTCTCAGCATGCAGAGGGAAACCTGCTTCTCTAGCATACATTCTTGTCGTTGAAACTTTAGTCTCTGCCACTTCTTTTGAATAGACACCTGCGATACCTTTTCCTTGCTTATGCACTTTCATCATGATTGACTGTGCCTCGGGCAATCCCTTATTAAATACATCTATTAATATCGAAGTGACCAAATTCATTGGTGTAAAGTCGTCATTGTAGAAAATAACTTTGTATTTTTTTGGTCTATCAATCTTTTGTCGGTCCTTTACGATAGTATCTTCTTTTCTTTTACTCATTCTATGTGTCCTGTTCCTACCACTTCCCATTGCATATGGGTTTCAATAAAAGTATTCTGTTCTACCCATGGGACTAATTCTATTTTGTGCCTGATTAGGTGAACTGCCACCAAAGACCAAGTGGGATAAGATAAATATTGCCCCGGGATCGTCATCATGCCTGTGTCTCCTCCGGAGCAAGCAACATAACCGAGAAGAGAGGAACCATCAGAAGAATAAATAGCCAACATCACAGTAAATGTACTGTTAGATCCATAAGGCATCCACCAGAAAGTTGCTCCTGATCTGTAGATGGGAGCAGCAAAAGCATAAGACGGGTCCACATATCGCAATTCATAGGGCTCAATTGAATCAAAGCCGT